TACTACCTAAAATAGACTCAATGATTAAGAAATGGAATATGGCTTGGTTAGGTGTAGAGGACTCTAGTTTTGGTTTGGGTATTATTCAGATGGCTAGGAGGCAGGGTTTGCCTATTAAGAACTTAAAGGCTGACAAATCTAAGACAGCTAGGTCAGTTCCTGCTGCAGCAGGTGTAGAAAATGGTAGTATCTACTTTTTGAAAAATGCTAAATGGTTAGTAGAATTTGAAAGAGAATTAACTAGCTTTCCATCAAGTGGATCTCATGATGATCAGGTGGATGCTCTAGCTTATGCAGCTAGATTTGGTATAGTTAGAAAAACAACTTGGAGTGTAACCTAATTGGGAATAGCAGACAACATTAGAGGTTTCTTTAGTAATCAAGAAGCACAAACAGAAAAAAAATCATATAATAACTTTCCAACATCACAAGTAGTATTTCCTTTTAACACAGATGCAGGTTTTTTTAGTGGTGTAAATCAGATGAGTCCAGAGGGCAACTCAGCAGCATTAGCCTGTTTAAATGTTCTTGGTACAGCATTTAGTGAGCCACCTCTTAAAGTTTATTTAAAGACACAAGAGGGTTTAGAGTATGTAGATAATCATCCTGCTGCATTACTTTTAGAAAATCCTAATCCAAACATGACTGCTAATTTAATGAATAACTATATTGTTACTTCTGTTGCTGTTTATGGAGATGCTTTCATCTTAAAACTTAGGAATGATGCAGGTGCAGTTGTACAGCTTATTCCTTTACTACCAGAGATGGTTGAGGTTAAAGGTAATGATGAGAAGTTAATTACTAAGTATCAATACAAACAAAAAGGCAACACATTAGACATAATGCCAGAGGATATGATACACCTTAGAGAGAGAATAGATCCTAGAAATCATAGAAGAGGATTAGCTCCTCTTAGATCAGTTATGGTTGAGATTTTAGGAGATGCAGCTGCTTCACAGATGGGTGCTGCATTAGTTAAGAATACAGGTGTGCCTAGTGTTGTCATTAGTCCTAAAAATGATTTATCAATGACAAGTGATGAGGCAGAGAATATTGCTGAGGTATTTGGTAGAAGATTTGGTGGACAAGGCAGAGGTAGACCATTAGTTATATCTGGTGGAGAAGTTGATATACAAACACTTTCTTTTAGTCCTAAAGATTTAGAAATGGGGAAACTTAGATATATTAATGAAGAGAGAATATCTGCTGTTCTTGGTGTTCCTGCAATCTTAGCAGGACTAGGAGCAGGACTAGAGAGAGCAACATATTCTAATGTAAAAGAATTAAGAGAGTTTTTTACTGAGCAGAAGTTAATTCCTATGTGGAATCACTTTGCTAATGAGTTCACTAAACAACTTTTATTGGAAGATTTTGAAACTAATCCTGCTTATTGTTTTAAGTATGATTTATCTAATGTCAGGGCTTTAAGTCAGGATGAGGATGCAACTATGGCAAGAATTGTACAGGGTTACAATGCAGGTTTTATAACTGTTAATGAAGCAAGACAAGCTAATCAGTTACCTGCTTTAGATAATGGAGATTACTTTGTAAGAAATATGACTGTTGCAGAAGTACCTGTAGATGGATCAGAAGTAACAATGTATCATGGTGCAACAGAGTTTGCTAGTTCTGATGTAGTAGAGGAGAAAGAATTAACTGCTATAGATACAGATGCAAAAATGATACAAGAACAAGATGGGCAATACTGTGTTCTTAGTGAAGATGGAAGTAGATCTTTTGGTTGTTATGACACTAGACAAGAAGCAGAGGAGAGATTAGCTCAGGTTGAGGCTTTTGCAGAGGATGATAAGTATGGAAAGCCTAAGAAACCAAAAAAACCTAAAAAGCCAAAGAAAGATAATAAAGCTGTAGAGAATGTTCCAGATTATATACAAAAAAATGCACAGAGAGGTTTAGATTTACTTGAATATGCAGGATCTGGATTAACAGATAAAACTAAAAGAGAAGCTAGAGATATGGCTAATGGAAAGATTTCAGATAACAAAGTTGTAAGAATGGCAGCTTGGTTTGCTAGGCATGAGGGAGATTTAGATTCAGATAAAGCTAATGATTATCTTAATGGAGATTCAGATAGACCAACAGCAGGGCAGGTAGCTTGGTTGTTATGGGGTGGAGATATCTCTAAGAGCAACAAGATGAGAGCTTTTAATTGGGCTACAAAAGAAGCTGAGAAAGTAAAAGAAGAGAAATCATCTTATCCATTGTTTGGATGGCAAGAGCCAACAGTTAAATTCTTAGGACTTCCTACTGTTAAACACTACAGATCAGAAATAGAAAAGAAAGAACTATGGGAAGCAATTAATGGCTTAGAGGATGTATGGATTGACTATATGTCTAATGTTTATGCAAAAGAATTAAACAGACAAAAGAGAGGTTTAACTAAGGTAGCTAAAGGAAGTCATGACTTAGATGCTTTAGAAACTAATGTAGATATATTTTTAAGTGGCTCAAAGTTTGATAAAGAACTATTACCATTGTTTTATTCTCTTGGGGATGATATGTCAGTTAGAACTTGGGATAACTTATTTCCTGCTCAAGATAATTTCAAAGCTGCAGATCCTGTTGATTTAGATGTAACAATACCAGAGGAACAAGCTGTAAGAACAGTATTTGGTGCATTAGCTGCAGATCAAGTTATAGATGCTACAACAGTTAAAAAGATTATAGATGGTGGTTTTTATAGAGGACAAAGAGAAGTGCCACCTGCTGTTAAATCTTTATTTCAAGATGGACAAGCAGCAAGTTTTGTTCAAGAAAATGCTAAAAAAGTTATGAATGACTTAAATGCAACTACAAAGAAAAGAATTGCAACACAGATAGAAAAAACAATTAAAGAGTTTGAAGCATTAGGAATAGTTAATCCTGTTGCAGGTACTCCAGAGGGAGATAAGTTCTTTAATGAGTTAGCTAAGAGAATTAATACACAACTAGGAGGACAGAGCTTAGGTAGAGCTAAGAATATAGCTAGAACAGAAGTAGGTAAGGTTAGTTCTTGGAGTCAGCAAAGAGCTGCAAAAGCTACAGGTAAAACATTAGAGAAAGAGTGGGTATCTAGGAGAGATGGCATTGTTAGAGAAGCTCATTTTGAGTTAGACAATCAAAGAGTTCCTCTGAATAGCTTTTATCTGTATAATGGTATTAAGTTGGATGCTCCTAGAGATCCAAATGCTCCAATTAGTTTAATTGCTAATTGTAGATGTACAGAAGCATATATTGAGGTAATAGATGAGTGAAGTAAAAAGACCAGAGAATCTTTCTTTTAAGAATGCTCCTATTGAGCTAAAAGAAGATGGAGATACAAGATACATAGAGGCAGTTTTTTCATTATTTGAAACTATAGATAGTGATAATGATGTCACTAAAGCCAATGCACTAAGATCAGGCTACACAGGAAACAAAGTTCCTTTAGTGTGGAATCATGATTGGAGTAAAGTCATTGGAAGAGGCATTATTGAAACAGATAATCAAAAAGCTGTGTTTAAGGGTTATTTCTTAGATACAGAAGCAGGAAAAGAAGCCTATGAAACTGTAAAGGCTATGCAAGATATGCAGCAGTTCAGTTATGGCTTTCAAGTGCTTAAATCATCTAAAGGAACACACATTGATTCTAAAGGAGAGGAAGTTCCTGTAAGAGTATTAGAAGATGTTAAAGTATGGGAAGTATCTCCTGTGCTAGTAGGTGCTCAACAGAACAGTTTTGTTCAAGCACTTAAATCAGGTTTAGAGCCTGTAGATGATGAAATCAAAGCAGAGATGCAGGTTGAATCTACAGAGCCAGAAGTTTCAAGTGAAACTGATGCAAGTATCAGTAAATCATCCCAACAGGGCATGAGGCTTGGAGAACATGCTGTAGCTTCTCTTGAGGAGTTAAAGGCATTCACAGAGAGAATAGAGGATCTTGCTTCCTTAAGAAACTCTGAAAAAAAGACACTTAGCTCAAAATCTACAGAGATGATATCTAAATATTTATCTGGACTAAATGCAATTTATATTAAGTTGGATGATGTCTTAGCTGAGTATGGTTATGATCCTGTTAAAGATGATGAGTTATTCATTAATGTTCAAAAGAACTTAATGGAAAATAATTAATAAGGAGAAATATCTAATGGCAACATTAAGAGAAATGAGAGCTGAAAAAGCTCAAAAATCAGAAGATCTTGCAAAGATATTTGATTCTATTAAAGATATGTCAGAACTTTCTTCAGATCAAAAAGAAGAAATCAAAAAGAGAAATGATGAATTAGCAGACTTAGGCTCAAAAATTACTGAATTATCAGAATATGAAGAGATGAAAGCTGCTAATAAAGAAGAAATGGAATCATCTAAAAAAGTTTCTGGAATGCCTGTATATGGAGAGCCAGAAGTTGATGAGCCAAAATCTCTTGGACAACAATTTATAGATTCAAATGCTTACAAGAGCTTTGTGGATCATGGTATTAAAAATATTCCTTTTGAAGCTAAAACAACAGTTACAACTTCAGTATGGACTAGAGATACCATCTATCAGCAAGTAATTCCTGCTATAGAGCCAGATCCAAATC